GATCGGCGACTTTTGGATGGGAAGTTTGATTCCTTTGATAACTACCTTGTTAAAAAAGTTAAGAAGCAAATTGGCGATAAAGATAAAACGCGAAACCGGATCGCGCATATCGTCCACGTGAACTCAATTTACGTGAATGCAATGCAAATGTCAGATCTGATTGGCGGCGCAATTAGAGATAATTTTACCAAGAAAAATGAAGAGTTAATCAAAGTCATAGATCAAAAGTGCCTTATAAGAACCCCCTAAAATGCAAAGGGGGCGCCCACACCTGGGACACCCTTTACCCTTATATACTACATCGTGGGGTTGGAAAGTCAACGCCCCTGTGCGTAGCCCAGTAAAGCCTACATGACCTTGCTATTTACGATAGGTAATCATCGTAGAGAACAATTATTTTTTAAGCCACGGCAACGCAGCCGAAGTTATATCAAAAACTTCCTCTATGGCTTTTGAATCGTCATTCGATACGACATCCGCCGTAAATTTGAATCTTACTTTTGCCGTCGAGAAATTCGATAAGATTTTTGCTCTATTAGTTTCCCATTCGCCTTCGTTCTTGGAGAATTGGTTATCTCCGACTATCCGCACACTGAAAACAAACCATGAGGAAAGAAAATCTTCGCCCTTGATATCTCGGTCGTTATAAAAGTCACTGCTCTGCACGCTGCTGCCATATCCATCGGGCAATTGAAGGTTCGCCTGCGGATTTCGTATGGTTACTTTTTTAGACGATAAGTTGCTGATGCGAAGATGGATGTTTGCAGACAGCCTTTCAACGAGACCGTCTGCGGCCGTAAGGTTTGGATTGAATGACGGGCTCCTTTTTTCAAGTTCAAATTTGAGGGCACGCGCTAATGGGAGAGGCTTCTTTTCTTTTCCGATGCCAAAAACATGATAAATAATAAGACCACCTATAACAGTTGCGGCAACCCCAATAAGTATTCCATTAAGCATGCAATCATTATAACGCCTCAATTCGCGACGTAAACAAAAATCCCCGCCATACGAGGATCTTTGCGGGAGTAGCGAACGGGAGAAGAAATCCTCTTGCGCCCTCCAGCCTTGGAAAACTAATTTAACATTTGATTCTCTCAATAAGATATATATAATTACGGTATGAATCAATCATTATTTACTCAAGAGGAAATCGCATATTTGCGAAGTAAATTAGTTGACATAAGAGAAGATGAACCATTATTAGTTGACGTTCCGAATGGTGTTTTGGCTTCATCGACTACAGTTGTTATATCTTATCGATCCGGCATAAGTCCCAAAGAAGGAGAAATTATCGATGGTTTCTTTAAGAAATTCCCACGATGGAAAAAGGCACTCCAAAGCAAAAATAATCTTGGTCATCCACTTATCCAGATGACTTTATTTTTCTGTCCCAAATGTGGCAGCGTAGATGTTAAAGCTATTGGTAGTTTATCAAATGTCGGTGGGAGTATGGGGTTGCGCGGAGAATATACTAAACCAACCTTACGGGATTTTGAATGTAACGAATGTAAAGAAATTTTTAATTACTCATAAATGGCTGAATATGAGCCATAAATTGCGGCAAAGTATTCCAGTCTCCCGTTTGTCCACCATGGAGAATGCCACTCCAGCCAATCTGATAAGTGGAAGAGCTAGTGTCGTCGCCATTAGCCCATATGTTCCCGGCATCGAGTTCGCACTTGTTGAGGTTTTGATGGGTAATAGCAAGTGTGGCAGGGTCGCACGTTTGGTGGCCAACAAATGAAGCGTAGTGTTGACCTCCCAGCGCGTCATACAAATCTATGCCTAAAGAATCATCGCTTGGCATGTAAGAAGAAATCAAGATAAAGCATTTATTCAATTGCGAATTAAAATGGTCTTGATAAGAGGTATTTACTCCGGCAATGCTTTTATAACCACCGTTGTTGGTATAAAATTTATCCGCTGCATTTGCGCATTGTCCTTGCAAAGCTAAGTTATTTGCTGCATTACTGGCTTGTTGTTGCTGTCTTGGAATAATTATCACGAAACAGTAGACTGCCACTAAACCGACTATTAACAAAATAATAACAATAATCAGTTTAAACCAATTTTCTTTTAAAAATTTATTCATGGTTTTGCGTTACTTCGCTTGGGTTGTTAGCACTCCTATTCTAACATATAAAAACGACATGCATTGTATTTCCACTAAAAATATGCGATAATATGACTGTTCCTTAGTGGTTTTCCATACTCCTACACAAACCTATTCCAGTGGCGGTTTCTACTCGCTATCGGAATGTGCTCGTGTAGGAGCGGGCGCATCCGATATCGAATCGACATCATCACTGATGCCGATTTTATTTTACCCACCATGAAAATAACCGAAGTACCCATCGCACAGCTGAAGCCCTATGAAAAGAATGCCAAAAAGCATCCCGCGAGCCAAGTGAAGGCAATCGCGCGAAGCATCGAAGCGTTCGGCTTCAACGTTCCCCTCGTGATCGACGCGAAGCACCGCATCTGGTCGGGTCACGGAAGACTTGAGGCGGCGAAACTTCTGAACCTCGAAACCCTCCCGTGCGTGGAGCGTGAAGACCTTACGGACGAACAGCTCAAGGCATATAGCTTGGCTGACAACAAACTGAACGAAAGCGATTGGGATATGGAAACGGTTATGGAGGAGCTGAAGCAGATGTCCCTCGAGTTGATCGACCTCACGGGCTTCGACAGTGACCTTGTCCTTGAAACCAAGGAGGATGACTTTGACCTCGCGAACATCGGCGAACCGACGGCTAAACTTGGCGACATCTACCAGCTCGGCGACCATCGGATCATCTGCGGCGATTCGGAAGATCCCGCGACATACAAAAAACTTCTGAAGGGAGAAAAACCACGGCTCGTTTACACGGACGCGCCGTACTCCATAAATTACGAATCAGGGTTAGGGTTTTCATACCAGAGTGAGAAATTCGGCGGCACAGGCGGCCGCATCTTCAATGACGACAAATCGCCCGAGGAGGCACTTGTGTTTTATAAAAAAGTATTGAACCAGCTCCACGCGTTCTCAAGCGATGATGCGACGATCTACTGGTGGTTCGCCTCGCGATTGCTCGAAATAAATTATCAGGCGATGCGCGAGACCGACTGGCATATCAGTCAGACGGTATTCTGGCTCAAAAACAGCCTCATCTTTTCTCCCGGGCAGCTCTACCATCGCATCTACGAACCCTGCATCGTCGGGTGGAAAGAAGGCAAAACACATTTTCAAAACATGACGTTCTCAAACTATACGGAACTCTGGGCACTCGATAAAAAGTCCTTCGCTGACTACCTCGATGTGTGGTATCAAAAACGCGACAATACCGCAAAATACATCCATCCAACCCAGAAGCCCATTCAGCTCGCAGAACGCGCCCTGAAACGCTCCAGTGCCAAAGGGGACGCCGTCCTAGACGCCTTCGGCGGCTCGGGGAGCACCCTTATCGCCTGTGAGCAGCTTAAACGCAAGGCGCGGCTGATCGAACTCGATCCGAAGTACGTCGATGCCATCGTGAAGCGATGGGAATCATATACCAATGAAAAAGCGAAAAAACTCTAAGGCCGGAAGACCGCCTGAATTTACCGATGACGTTGTAAAGAAATTGGAGGAGTCATTTTCCATTGATGCGACGGTAGAGGAAGCTTGTTTTTACGCTGACATTTCGCGGCAATCGTACTATAACAACGTGAAGGAAGGAACGGCATTATTTGACAGATTTAAGGCGTTGCGGGAACGGCCGGTGCTTCTCGCGCGGCAGACAGCCGTGAGTAAGATAACCGAAAGTTATGCGAATGCCATTGATTACCTGAAGCGGAAGCGCAAGGATGAGTTCAGCGAACAGCATCGCAACATGGTCGATGTGACGAGCGGCGGCGAAAAGATCATGGCCATAAACTATATCATCCCCAAAGATGGAACTAACCCTAAACCCAACGCTTAAACAGCATCTCGCATGGGAGAAGTGGAACGATCCGACGACCCGTTTCATTTTATTCGGCGGGGGTGCGGGCGGCGGCAAGAGTTGGTGGATCGCAGAGAAACGTCTCGTGAGGGCGTATCAGTATCCCGGCATCAAGTCATTCATAGCCCGCAAGGAATTGAAACGCTTGATGGCTTCGACCTACATCACATTCACAAAGGTTTGCCAAAACCATAAGATTCCGGCGAGCGATTGGAAGCTGAACGGACAATACAATTTCATAGAATTTTCTAACGGCTCGCGCATTGATTTGCTCGACGTGAATGCCATTCCCTCCGATCCTCTCTTTGAGCGGTTCGGCTCTCTCGAATATACGGAAGGCGACATCGAGGAGGCGGGTGAAGTTGATTTCATGGCGTTCGATGTTTTGAAGACGAGGGTAGGTCGCCACCGCAACGAAGAATTCGGATTACTTGGCAAGATTGGACTAACCGCGAACCCGACAAAGAATTGGGTCTATCGGGTGTTCTACCGCCCGTTCAAGGACAGCACGCTTCCGCCGCAATATGCTTTCATCCAATCACTCTATCAGGACAACCCGTACACGAAGGCGATGTACGGCGGTTCGCTCGCCGAGATTACCGACTCGGCACAGAAGCAACGGCTCATGTTTGGCAATTGGGAATACGACGACGATCCCGCGACGCTCATTAAATACGAGGCAATCCTCGACCTATTCACGAACCACGTCGAGGACGGCGGTAAGTATCTTACGGCGGACATCGCGAGATACGGACAGGACAGGACTATCATCGGC